AGGAGAGAAACAAAATATGACAAAGCAAACAATCATTAATCCAGCAAAAAACGGCGAACTACGTTCATTCGACAACTATGTTAAGAGCCAAGGTGAAGTGCGGTCAGGATTAACCACATCGGGCAATGGTGTGTTAGTACCTTCCGAATTAGTTGCACCTATCTTCCAATCCAAGAAGAACAGTAACCGTTTAGCAGACTATGTAACCGTTAAACAAGTTTCAGTAGGCCAAGGTAACTACCCTATTGCCGGAAACAATCCTGCTAACGTTTTAGCAACTAAAGAAGAATTAGCGACCATTGCGGACGTAACGCCAGAAATGACGTCAGTTGCTTTCAAGTGCGCAACTCGTGCTGGTAAGATTTATTTATCTCAAGAATTGCTTGACGATAACGCAGTGGACTTCGGTGCTGAAATTAAAGGTCAATTAGCTAAAATGATTGACAACACCGACAACGCTCAAGTCCTTGCATTATTGAAGACTTTGTCGCCAGTAGTTGTCAAGAGTGTAGACGCTATCAAGCAAGCTAAGAACACTAAGCTTGATCCATCATTGCAACCAGTCGTAGTCGTAAACCAATCAGCATTCAACTGGTTAGACACTCAAAAGGATTCAGAGGGCCGTTACCTCATGAGCGAAGATATTCAAGCACCTACTGGCCGGTCATTATTTGGTTTACCAGTCGTAGAATTATCTGACGCTCAATTGCCTAATATTGACGGTACCAAGTTCCCTATGTTTGTCGGTGACTTAGCAGAAACGGTCGCAGTTTTCCACCGTTCAGACGTTCAAGTTCAATGGCAACAATTCGATAGTTACTCACAAGGTCTTGCGGCAGTTGTACGCAATGATTACAAGTTCATCGATAAGACCGCTACCGTAGCTTTAACGATTGATACCAGCAAGTAGTATCTAGTTAATTAATTCCGTTACCGTTGTTTAGCTCCGTTCCTGACGAGGAGGAAACTCCTCGTATACATATATACAATAAAATTCACATTTTACACAAGGAGGAAATGAATATTGGCAGACAGAAAAGAAATTATACCAAAATTACAAAACGCTAAAATCACAGTCCCAGCAAAAACAGTCGATTCTTTGGGCGGTTCACACTGGTATTTAGACACTGACAAAACTAGCGTCACAACCAGCGTCACGCTTAAAGCAGACGATGGTTATACCTTTGAGACAGCGGGGACAATTGAATATCAGGGGAGCTACAATAGTCAAACTGACCCTATCCCAGCTTCTCACACGGATACAGTCGTGTTTAAGCTACCAGATTTTGATTGGGCAGACCAGTATACGCCTATCGTTATGACGATGAGTGCTACTAAGAAAGCCACGCCAGCACCAGCACCAGCACAACCAACTACGCCAGCACAACCAACACCAACACCAAAAACGACAGTAACTACACAGCTTGACGTATTAAAAAATAGTCTAAGAATCCCACTCGATCTAAAAGACGATGACAAACTGCTTCAATCGTATATTGACGGAGCAACCGAGTACCTACGTTCGACACTTGACAGTGACGAAGACGTAGAAGCAAAGCTTAATTCTAAGCGTGCAAAAGTCATTATCAACGCACTTAGTGAACTTCTTTATCAAAACAGAGGTGACAGCACAGTGACGAAAGACTTGCCGTTCACACTACGAGCGTTAATCAATCAGCTTAAATACTAATTATAAAAGGCATTCCCGTTGTGGGGGTGCCTTTTTTGTGTTGAGAGACGTATTCTAAGCCCTCGTTGACTTGCTTTAGTGCATAGTTCACTATAATATACTATACATAGCCTTTTACTATGATTATTTAGTTAGATATAGGCTTATAATTGTTGAGTATAGGAGTGTAATGTTAATGGAGACTATATCAAGTATTGCTAAACGATTAAATGTTACAAACGGTCGTATTTATCAGATAATCAAAGAAATACCGGCTGATAAGCAACCTAAGAAAGATGTTAAGGGCAAGTATAATTTCACTAAAGAGTCCGTAGAGGCTATAGAAAGCTATTATAATAGTTCAAGTAGTCCTAAGACTGACATTGAAAGTGATCTAGTGAAGCAATTACGTGCAGACTTAGAAGACGCTAAAGCAGAGATTAAGGCTAAAAATAATCAGATAGACAAGTTTCAGCAATTACTGGATCAGCAACAACAATTAAACTTATCTACCAACCGTCAAAACGAGAGACTACTTGATACCAATACGAACAAAACCCACTCACAGGACGATAACCCCCTGCAAAACGACCATACAGACGTTTCAGAGCCTACCGAGGGTAATTACAAGGGGGTAGAGAATAAGACGCTTAAAAAGGGCTTATTCGGCTGGTTGAGACGCTAAAAATACCCCTTTGTCATATTATCGGCAAAGGGGTATAATACTGTTTGTAACTTAATTAAATAGACAAAAAAATTCCCCGGCCACTAATCCGGGGAACACATAACTATTTACGAAGGTTATGTGTTCATTCTAACTTTTGTCGTAACATTTTGCAAGAGTTAGGATCGAATTATTTTTGAACCACGGGGGAGCCAAGCCCCGTTAGTGAGATAGCAATATCACACTCAAGCAAGTTAGTCTTACCTTTCGAGGATTGACAGCCGGCTAACGAGCTAATGAAACAAGTAGACAGGTCAAGTGAGAACCGCCGCTATAAACTCCCACTAGGAACTAAACCTATACTTGCGCTTAGGTTGGTTCCGAACGTTAGTCTCACGTACGAGACGGGTGGTAAAACGGTGCGAAAGCACGGAACTACCCACTAAGGCCAGTGATCCAAACAACTAAAAATAAAATGATTGCTGGCGCCTAATAAGGGCGTTTTTTTATTAGGTTAATTCAGCAATGCTGATTACAAGGTGAGTAGATTACAACGCAAGTGTTTAAAACGATGGTGATTCGTGACGAACAACAATAATTTGTCTCTTCGCTAAACAAGGGACAAACTGTGCCACTCCGGCTCAAGCGTTCTGAACAGCAAAGGGCGAGACCCCTAAACCAACAAACAACGACTAAATTCAAAGTAAGTTGGTTTTGAACTTGAGGGTTAAGAGCACGTGATCGCGTGCAGGCTGGTGCTAGACTAATTGTTTGTAAAATCATTGGCCGTCACGTGGCACGGAACGTTAAGAACAAACTACTAACGATAGACACACTATCAATATTATATAGTCTAAGCCAAGGCGCTTTTTAAGCCGAGACCCTTCGGACTATAAATAAAAGTTATACAAGATAACTTAAATACATAGGATCCAAGCTTAATACAGCAACGTTAGCACTACCATCATAAGTAAAATTTATAAGACCCCTTTTCGTTTGACTTAAATTGTGTTATAATAATACTGTAATGTTCATTTGATTCATTCCAATCATCCAAAAGTTATGGTGGCTCGTCATTAATTTGGCGGGTCTTTTTTTGTGCTATCATGAAATAAGCCTTACGTAGGACTAACGACAGTAAGCGATTATCACAAGCAATCTAATTAGGACAGTTTGAGTCAATTTCACAAAGTACAAATGTGATTAAATTAGGCTTTGGATAACTTAGCATGATTCAACCTAATTTTCACAAAGTCTAGTTATCACATGATATTTGTAAATATATAGCTTGCTATCGTTGATATAACAACGTTTTTAACACTTCACAAAGTTTAGCTTTTACTAACGTGTTTTATGTAAACTTGATTGTGCTATGATAAAAACTGGTGCGGTTGATCTGATTTGGCATGGATTAATCCCCCTCCAAAAGTAGTGGCCTATCATTAAATTTGATAGGTCTTTTTTGTATCGTGAATAGATTATATGCACGCTCGTGGTCGTCACTTAAATAACCGTGTATAATTCGATTTAAGCCACTTTAGCTTGTTATGGTATAAATACACGTGACACGTCTTAGAATTGCTGACAATTCATTTTAACGTGTGTCACGTGCGTGTTATGACGTGCGATAGCTTGGTGCTGAACGTATAGATTAGATAATAGGTGTTTGCTGACGCCTCACTAGCGTTCGTTGTCTTACGCATTTCACTTCGTTCATGCGTGATAGTGGCTTGCTTACGCAAGCTTTCAAAACCCACAATGACGGTAAACATGTCAATAATTACATGATGATACATTACGTTAAACTGATAGTGCTAATATTGCCTAAAACAAAACGTGAAACTTGTAACCCCTTGTTGGAGTAAGGACACAGCGATTATTTTTGAAAAGAATTTTTGATATGATATAGGGTATATATACTCTATCATAGTCAAAATTCTTTTGATAAAAAAACTCTGTATCACTTGTGAGAGTAAGCGTACAGGATTTATAGTTTTGTATTAGGCGATTATGCGTAAGCAATTGATATTAGGAACGAACGCCAGTGAGTGACTAGACCTTGATTTCCCTTGCGTCTTTGCAAGGGAAGCCAAGCGGAGCGCGGCAGACACTAATATAATACATAATATAATAGTGGGTAAGTGCTAAAGCACCAACTCACACTAATTCGCTAACGCTCAAAGTGTGAGCATAACGTGACGATCACAATAGGAGGCCAGCATATTGAATATATTTAAGCTTATAACGACACTAGCTATCACATTCGCAGCCTTAGCTGTATTCGGTATAGTTATCATGTATGTAGCAGTAGACCCACACGTGTTAGTTGTGATCGGGTTAATTGCCGGTTCTATCGTCCAATTGTTCAAACGCAAATAATTTATTATAATAATAATTTTTTATCAATGTGAACAAAATGGTTGCAAAAATTATTGATTTGATATATAATTAGTGTATAATATTTTTTTATTCAAAATTAAACAACAAAATTAAGGAGGAAATAATCTTGACAAAATATTTTGAGATTGAGGCGCTTAGAAAATATATTGATATAACACACGCCAACTTGGGATACACGGCAAAGCTGGTCGGTATGGATCGAGCGACTTTATGGCAAGCACTAAATGGTTATGAGCCGTCAGATAAGACTAGGTTCAAAATAAAAAAATTTTTGAGCAATCAGATAGACGACATTATTCGAGAGACTAATTTTGATATTCATAAACGTGAAATTATTAGGCCAGAAAGTTTTAAGCATTAATTGTAAAGGATTAAGAAAAGGGAGAATAAGGTATGGAAAAAACGCTAGAAAAGGGAATTAAGGTAACATTTTTAAAGGTTTCACCAATCAAAAAGAAAACTGGTAAGAAACAATACGGTGAAGTTAGTCTTGACGCAATCAGTGAAATTATGGAAGACAAAGGTATTCCGATCGAAAAATATTTAATGGATTATGACTTTTCAAGAAATTGGACGGAAGACCAATTTCTTGATGAAATTGAACCTGAAATTAAAGATGAAAAGCCCTTGATTGAACTTAATAATGATATTGTCAAAAAGGTTAACGCTAGAAAACGAAACAAGAAAAAAACTCTCTATCATCTAGTCGAATTAGACGATAAAGAGCAAGAAAATGAGATTAATATGTTGTCTTTAAGTAAGTATGAAAGAGAATGTCACGTTACGGGGGACACTAAAATTCAGACATATTTGAACAATATTAACTCAACAATCATTCTAAATGATAATGAAAAGAAATTCAATAAAAGAGAGACGGTCATTTCTTACTTAAATGATAATTTTGTTTGGGGAATTGAGAGGGCGGCACATGATATTGCACGAGAATATTTAGGTGATGACCTATTCAACGAATGGAACGGTGAAGCGTTCGATCTAAGTGTCAGAAACTATGTTAAGTCCAAAGAAATTTGGCAAGGCTATCGACCTTATTGCAGTAAAAGGGGTTTTAAACCACGACAAATTGCGACTATCACAGAGTTTAATAACTATTTGAATATTCGTTGTCCAGAGCTTGACGGAGTTGGAAGAGATAAAAAAATTGTTAGTTCGGGGCTTGTAAGTGATGATGATTCAATTGATATGAAAAAGAGTGTAAAAGTTAAAACTTTTATCAGAAGAAGGAAATAAGGGGCCGTTTTTCCGTAAAGTTTTTGGGTGTTTTCATTATATAATATAAGGAAGTTTTTCTAACTTCTTTAAGTTTTCATCCATACTTTAAAGCAAACCTTTTTCCGGCAGGCCCGTTCAACTTGCCGGAGTACATAAAACAACATATACCCCGTTGTAGGATTCGGGCTATTATAAAAGTACATCTAGTGTCATATACAATAGTGGAATCCTACCGTGGCTATTGTGTATGGCACTTTTTTTATACATACACATGTATGTCTCATTAATTCCTTTTCCTCCTGACAGCGGTGAAAGCCGTTGCGTACATACAATCAAAAAAGGAGAGTACAAAAGTATGGATAACGAACAAACAATTTTAAATTTTGAAAATGATATTAATGACGCTAAAGCGTTATTTAAAGCGGCTAAACGTGATAAGCATGAGATTTCCACTGATCGTGCGGAGTTATTAGACAATTACGATATTGGCAAGATTACAGGGCTGAAAGTAATTGCCGGACCAATTGACGTAGTGAAGTATGACGGTAGACAAGTAAACTTGTTAGGCTACCTTGAAGACTTATTACAAGTCAAACTGGACAAGTTCTTAGCTAAGGTGCTTCACATTAAAACAACTAATTATCAAAAATATGTGAAAATCCATGCTGAACACGCCCTTAATACATTGGGTTCAAGTCGTAAGCAATCCAAAGAGATGAAAAAAGCTTTTCGTAACATTAAAGGATTGAAGCAAGTATTGAACGCCATTTGGCTTGAAGCGTTGGTAAACCCTATGCAATACAAGCCAACCAAAGACACTTACTACGGTGTGGTACAAATACTAGCAATCAATCGTATTTATGACCGCTTAGACCCACGGACAAAGAAGAATCTGAACGACAGTAAGCTAACGAACATTATCAATCTTTTGATTGTGGCTGGACAATTAGAACGGCTACCGTTCGACAGTATGAACGATAATCAACAAGCGTTACTTACACGCAACTACCCAGACTTGTATAAGTGCCCGACTTTTTATCTATGCTTTAATGACCTCGAATGTGGTTACTGGCAACGAATTTCTGATTTGTCAGAGAAGACCATGCTAACACCTGACGCCGTGCGTGCGGTATATGGTGATAAGATAGCCAATCGAATGCTACCAATTACCGGCCAGCCTAACCATAAACGACTAGAATTAGCCGGCAAACAAATTGATAAAATGGCTAAGGTATTAACCACGCAAGACGTAACAACCTATGACGAGCTAGAGGACGAATTGCTCGAAGGCAACTTTGGTGAAGTGCCTAATACTATTGACGGTGCCAGCTTGAAGAAACACTTGAATAGCTTTGAGGCGCTAGGGTATTTTAACGAGCTAGGGGTTGAAACAATGACGGCCAGCCGTGCAAGAACTAAAGGCTATTCAGTGCCCGACAATGTATCGGGACGCAGTAAAGTATACGTCAGATAATAATTAGGATAGCTAAGGCTATCCAGTACATAAGCCATAAGGCTTTTTTATTTTGCGTTAAGGAGGAATTGAAATGAAGATTACACTCAAACGGTTACGCTATCGAGCAAGCTTTAACCAGCAAGGATATGAGGAGTTAGATAACGGGAACGTTGTTAATACCAACGAGAAGCTGTTCGACTTTTGGTTCGGATATTACAAGCAGTCATTGTCACAGAGTGTCAGCTCGAACGCATTCGATTATCTTAAAGACAAACCAACAATCATCACACGTCACAACGATAAGTTTGTGGAAGCAATGAACAATGATTCGTATTCGATTACGTTACCAAGTCCAAACTCAAAGACTTATCACGTTGCAAGTATCAATCCAGACTTTGAAGTCAATGGATACGACACGATTGTATTAAGTGCAACAGGTTCAACAACAACAAGTGGTTCAACTGGTGAATAGTTATGACGGTTAAAAAGTATTGTAGTCATTCAGGTTGCAAACAGTTAATAGACTTAAATAAAAGATATTGTGATAAACACAAACCAAAGCAACAACATGTAAGTTCGACAAGTGATTATGCAAACGAAGTTCACTCATCTTCACTTTGGAGACGAACAAGTTTGTTATATCGAGAAGCTAATCCAATATGCGAACAGTGCCTAAAGGCCAGTAAAAGGGCTGGAAAAGGGCTGGACGATACGGCTGGAATGATGAACCTTGCAACGAGTGTTGACCACATTGTGCCACTATTCGCTGGTGGTGATCCGTATGATTGGGACAACTTGCAAAGTCTATGTGATTATCATCATAGTTTGAAGTCACAGCGGGAACGAGAGCAAAAAAAAATAAGCCCTAAGGCTAGTAATTAAACCCCGAACGATATAGGGGGGGCTAGGTAAAAATAGTTTGCAATGAGCGCCTTACTTCAAATATTTAAATTTCCCGATTTTTCAGTTAAAAAAACAAAAAATTTAGCCACACTAAGCCGTGTTATCCTTTATCTAACGGCTTTTCCATACATAAATAATAACACGGGGAGGTTAGGAAAGCAATGATTAAATTAAAAAATAATTCAAACGAATCACGAACAATGAAGCAAACGCGGGAGCAGGCTAAGTCATTACTTAAACAAGACTTGGACTTACAACCAGCAATCAAGTTATCCAAGCAAGGCAAACGATTTTTTGACCTATTATTAACGTTGGTAAGCGATAGTAACGTGCCCTTTGCACAGATTGATTCACTACAAATTAGTTTGCTGGCGGAATCACTCGACCAATTACAGCAAGCAATCGCAGACATACACAGCAATGGCGTTGTGATTGACGGTAAAAAGAATCAAGCGACTACCGTGTACAATTCAGCACTAAAGAACACCAACGACTTGCTAAATTGCCTAAATTTAACAATGAGTGCAAGAGTCAAACAACTATTGTCGAACGTACAAAACGGGGACGTTGATGATCCGTTTAAAGCCCTGATTAATGATGACTAATGACCCAGTTTTAGACTATTGTAATAAAGTTCTAAGCGGTGAAATTGTCGCCAACGAAAAAATTAAGTTAGCTTGCCAACGTGAATTAAACGACCGTAAACGTATCAATAATGATGATGATTTCAATTACTACTTTGATAATAAGCAAGCCAATAAAGCTATTAAGTTCATGTCGCTTATCCCGAAGACAGACGGCACGAAGCTAGAAATGGCACTATTTCAAAAGTGGCTGATTGGTAGCTTATACGGCTGGCGTGAAAAAGGTACAGGCAATAGACGTTACAACAAAGCATTTATCAGCATGGCACGTAAGAACAGTAAGACTTATGTGGCTAGTTGCATTGCAATCGCAAGCCTATTGCTCGAAGATAAGCCAGCTAAGAACCGACAAATATTATTTGTATCTAACGCCTTAAAGCAAGCTAAAATTGGCTATGAAATGGTTTCTAGTGAGTTACGACAGGTGGTTAAGTTAAGCCCAGCCCTACGAAGCACGTTAGACATTAAGAAAAAACAGATAACTAAACTTGATGATGATTCTTTCATTGTCCCAGTTGCCGGCAAAGCAGAAACGTTAGACGGCTTCAATCCTACCACAGCGATAATAGACGAATACCACCAAGCTAAAGACCACGCTATCTATAACGTGCTCAAAAGTGGTATGGGACAACAAAAGAACGGTCTATTGTGTATTATCAGCACGTCAGGATTCAATTTGCGAGGCGCCATGTACGAGGACTATCAAGTTATGGCTGATATTCTCAACGGTAAGCAAGCCAACGATAGACAATTTATCGCTATTTGGGAACTGGATGATCGGGAAGAAGTCAATGACCCAGCTTGCTGGATTAAGGCGAACCCACTGTTTGAAGTTCCAGCAGTGAAGCAACTAATGGCCGAGAATCTAAGCAATGACGTTGCGACAGCACGACAACAAAACAACTTGGTTCCCGTATTGGTGAAACAGTTCAATATGTGGTATCAAAGCAATGAAGATAGCTTTATCAGCCACGAAGAGTGGGCTAAGACAACCGTAAGCAAGCCAGATATTCATGGTAGACGAGTTATTTTTGGAATTGATTTATCCAAGTCTAACGATTTGACCTCTGTTTCGTGGATAATTCCACAAGATGACGGCTCGTACTATTGTGATTCCCACTCGTGGGTCGCCACAAAGTACGGACTTGTCGAGAAGATGAAAGCCGACAATATCAACTATCAAGCGTTAGCAGACGCTGGAGAATGCGATATAACCGACTTGGAGAGTGGCGTTATCAACTATCAAGACGTATTCGACTTTATCAAGCGTATGGTTGATGATAACGACTTAAAAGTCGAGGCAATATGCTACGACCCTTGGAGTTTCGGCTATTTATTGGGACAGTTTGAACAAGAAGACTGGCCGTTAGTTGAAACAAGCCAAAACAACAAGACACTTTCATTCCCGACTAAACAATTCAAGGAATATCTACTCAACGGACAAATTACGCACCCTAACAACAATTTATTGTCTATCGCAGTCGGCAACAGTGTATTAATTTACGATTCGACAGGCAATTGCCGGATTAACAAAATGAAAAATAATGAAAAGATTGATCCAGTCGCGGCTTTAATGAACGCGTGGGTATACACAAGTAACGAACTAATCGAGGGGGGAAGCAATGAAGCTAACAATGAATTTTACACGAGTGAAGAATTTTCTTTCTAATTACACGCAAACAATTCTATTAATTATCGGATTAATTTTAATCAATCTTGGCGTTTTGACCTTGCTTAATGTGGGGGCTTTTTTAGTTTGCACAGGTTTATCAATGATAGCCGTTGCATTCTTAATTAATTATGAAAGAAAGGGGGTTGAATAATGAGTTTCTTTTTTGATACACATGAAATTGAACCAGATAAAGACACAGCGTTCCTTGACGCAGTTGTAAGCATGTCTAGCAATGATTCAAGCGTGTTCGTTGGTGCTGGTGCGTTGCGTAACAGTGACGTATTCGCGGCAATCAACATTATTGCCAACGATCTAGCTTCTAACCGTATTTTAGTTCCGAAGTCAAGCGTGCTTGAAACAAGATTGAACGATAAGCCGAATGCAAACATGTCCGGCCGTGACTTTAAGTTCGCACTTGCGGCACAAATGTTATTGAGTGGTAACAGCTTTGCGCTGATTACGGACGATGGCTTCCAGTTTATTCCGAACTCACAAATGACAGTCCAGCAAGATGATGTCACAGGCCAGTTAACCTATATCTATACACCGAACGGACAAAGAAGTCGTCAGATTGCGCCTGAGAACATCTTACATTTCAAGTCTTTCACGCAAGATGGAGCAGTCGGTATTTCACCGTTATACGCTTTGCAAGATGAAGTAGCGTTACAGAAAAAGGGTAACGGATTGCTTAAAGGATTTTTTGATAGTCCGAGCAGGAACGTTTTACAAGTTCACAAAACGGATTTAAGTTCAGAAGCCAAGCAAAATATTAGGCAAAAATTTGAACAAGCTAATCGGTCTACACTAAGCACGGTTATCCTTGATGATTCCATGGATCTAAAAGGCTTGACCGTAGACGCTAACTTGTTGAAAGCTATCAATACAAACGATTTTTCAACAAGAAAAATTTCTAGTGCATTCGGCCTCCCTCAATCCATGCTGAACACAGAGGAAGTACACAGTTCAGCTCAACAAGTTTCAGCGCAATACTACGAATCGAGTATTTACAAATATATGGATTGCTTTACGAGTGAACTAGCTTTCAAACTTGGCAAACAAGTCATTTATGACGATTCACGATTGAAAGTTAACAAGCAACAAGATATTGAAAATGTAATTGAACTTACTAAGGCTGGTGTATACACGCCGGACGAAGCAAAAGAAAAATTAGGAGGTAATGTTATTGATTAAAGATTTACGATTAGTTGCCAACGCAGAACTACGAGCACAACAGCCACAAGGCGACACGCCCGAAGACACTGGCGACCAACAACAACCAGACGACAAACAACCAGACAAGCAACAAGACAAGCAACAACCTAAGACAATCGAGGGTTACGCTTTACTGTTCAATAGTCCAAGCAAAGACTTAGGCGGATTTACCGAGGTTATCGACCCTAAGGCGCTTGATAACGTGGATCTATCCAATGTTATTATGTTAGACCAACACGATTATTCTAAGCCACTTGCTAGTGTTAAGGCTGGAACACTTGAACTAACGCCAGATGAAAAAGGTTTACACTTCACGGCTACGCTGGACGATTCGGTTAGCTACGCTAATGACGCTTATCAAAACGTTAAGAGTGGCAACGTTGATTCAATGAGTTTCCGATTCGATATTGATGACGGCGGGGACGAGTTCACGCAAGACGAAAGCGGCAAGGTTACACGAACTATCAAGGAAATTAAAGATTTGTTTGAAGTAAGTACAGTGACGATTCCAGCTTATGATTCGAGCAATGTTCAAGTAGACAAACGAAGCTATGAAGAATTTTTAGACAATCAAAA